CGCCATGGGCTACCTGTGATTATACCTTATGGCTTACGTATCCTTTTGGGAACGTCGGCCGACAAGGCATTAGTCACTAGATTAGTTCTAACCTGTTTATCGATATTCCGAACTTTTCCTACTAGAGTTAAACCTTCACTGGATTCTATTATAGAACCCTTTAATGGTTTAGTTCGTACCTTTGCTTGCAAAGGAGTAGTTAAAAGATTTGCGGGACATTCGAATATTGGTTTTGGTAAAATTAGTGGATTCATTTCTGAATCTGCTGGTCCGATTTCCAAACGAGCTACTTGGGGTTCTGGAGTAGATGCTATTGCACTACTTCTTTATCCTTGGGTTGCGTTTAGTGTCGTGCGAGTTCTGGTGGCTCAAAGAGCTTACCTTTATCTCGCCTCACTCGCAAGCATATGGTTCTTAGTAGGACCAATATATCTTGTTTCGTATGTAATCGGGATCCATCCGAGAAATCCTATCGGTCGGTTATCTGTTGTTTATGATCAAGCGGGGAAAGCCCGAATTGTCGCCATAACTAATTGGTGGATTCAACTTTGTTTGAAACCTCTCCATGATTCTATTTTTAGATTCTTGGAAACTATCCCACAAGATGGGACGTTCAATCAGACGGCTCCTTTAGAAAAACTTCTATTGGTTGACAGTCCGGACAAATTCTCATGCTTTGATCTTACAGCAGCAACTGATCGACTTCCAGTTGATTTACAAATCACCATCCTAAATAATTTAGGTGTTGATGGAAACCTCTGGAGAGATCTCCTAAATATACCTTGGTCATTCCAGGGGAAAGACGTGTACTATTCTATAGGGCAACCTATGGGAGCTTATTCTTCTTGGGCTATGTTAGCTTTAACTCATCATTTGATTGTTAAACTAGCAGCTCATAAAGGGAAAGTTGAAAACTTCGTTGATTATGCAGTACTTGGTGATGATATCGTTATTAAAAACGATGTTGTTGCCGAAAAGTATCTCGAATTAATGGAGCTATTAGGAGTTAAAATTAACCCTTCTAAGTCCATAATATCTAACGATTTATGTGAATTTGCGAAACGGTTAGTTACGCCTACGCACGATATATCGCCGATCGGTCCAGGAGCAATCCTGTCGATTACGAGAAAACCTGCGTTAATTGGAGCTTTCTTTCACGAGTTAACTTCCAAATCATTGGTTGTTTATTCTGAAACTGTTCGTGATCTGTTACAGACCCTTCCTATTAAAAATAGTAAGGCTCTGTATACAGCTTTATGGACATGTTTTGGAGTGAAAGGTCTTCTTAATGGATCCGCACAACAACTGGAGGATAAAACCTTGAGTTGGATTACCTACGGACGAAGTATTGATCCTTTCTTATTCCAATATGCTCTTCATAACGGTATACGTACCGCTGTGATTGATCGAGCGAGAAGAGCGATCCTCAACGCTGAAACCTCGGAGCATAACTTTTATGTTAATGCTTGGAGAACGTCAGCAACTAGAGGACTGTACCAAGGGGTTTACGAATCCCTTGCTCTATTAGTCTCACCTGGTTTTTGGATCTATCTGGAGTCTTTAATTAGACAGACAGTACGTTCAAAAGAGTTCGAGAATGAACTTCATCAAGTTCCTGCTTCCCATGCGGGAACCCATACCTTGCTCGAAATGTCTCCAATCGTAGGTTTAGACCTACGTTGGGATAAAGAGGCTGGTAAAGAGTTAAACGCTTTTATTCGTGATGCGACCAGAGAAATCTGGCGTACTTACGATGAAATGCATATAATACATGGTGCAGACGGTCCTAATATTTATTAGTATAGTCAGAGCTTGTGCTACCCTTTTTAGGTGGATGCAGTTTACTGTGACGCCTTATTAACTCTCTCGCAAGGAGAGGGGTAAGTAAGTTGACCGGATAAGCTTGTGATTTCAAGCACGACTAGATATAGACGTAATGTCGG